AGAAAGAGCCAAGATAGTCGACTACTACAACGGTACGCTGCCTAAGCCAGTGCATGAGGGTAACTCTAAGTATGTTTCTTTAGATGTCTACGATGCAGTTGAGAGCCTTAAGGCAGCTTTGTTAGAGACATTTAGCGCAGGCAACAAGACAGTACGTTTTGCTGCACAGAATGAAGATGACGTAGAGAAAGCCAAAGTCTGCACAGAGTACACAGACTACGTTGTCCACCGTCAGAATGACCTCTACACGACTATGTCTACGGTTATACATGATGGCCTTATTGCTAGAGCAGGTGTCGTTAAAGTGTTCTGGGAGGAATCAGTAGAATATGACTATGAAGAGTTCACTGATATTACTGACAGTGAGCTAAATGTTTTACTTGCTCAAGATAGAGTTGAGTTGACCGAAAGCTCTACTGATGAGTTAGGTCTTATTTCAGGCACCATTAGTATTGAGCAAGACACTAGCCAAGTAATCATTGAAAACGTAGCTCCAGAAGAATTTCTAATTGAAACACAAGCAAAAAGCTTAGAGGACGTTAACTTCTGTGCCCACAGAACTAAGAAGACACTGTCTGACCTGCGTCTCGAAGGTTACTCAGAGAAACTATTAGCCAAAATTGGTGAGCATCACGATGTCGACATGGATACAGACCCAGAAGTACTTGCTAGATTTGACAACGTAGGAAACTTCCGTGGCACAAAGACTGGTGGTTACCAGGACCAAGTCCGTAACGTCATGGTCTACGAAGCGTACATTATGCTAGACGTAGAAGGCTCAGGAGTCGCTGAGTTATACCGGGTCATCAAGGCAGGTAACGTATTACTACTAAAAGAGAAGTGCGCTAGAAAACCATTTGTTACTTTTGTACCTCTCCCAGTACCTCACAGTTTCTATGGTAACAACTATGCAGACAAAGTAGTTGCTACTCAGAACGCCAGGACCATCTTAACCAGGTCTATCTTAGACCATGCCATGATTACTAATAACCCACGTTACACAGTGGTTAAAGGTGGTCTTACTAATCCTCGTGAGCTAATAGATAACAGGGTAGGCGGCATTGTTAACGTGAGTCGTGCAGATGCCATCTCACCTATGATGCAAGCCCCTCTAAACCCCTTTATCTTCAACACGATACAAATGTTAGACGAAGACAAAGAAGACACTACAGGCGTGTCTAAGATGTCTCAGGGACTAAATAAAGACGCTATAAGCAAGCAAAACTCAGCCGCTATGGTTGAACAACTTGCGACCATGTCTCAACAGCGTCAAAAGATTATTGCTCGTAACTTTGCTACTCAGTTTGTTAAGCCTTTGTTTCAAGAAGTTTACCAACTGGTCTGTGAGAACGAGCAGCAGGAGCGCATTGTCGAGTTGTCTGGCAAGTATGTACCTTGTAATCCACGCGACTGGAAAGAAAGGCGCGATGTCGTTATTGAGTTAAACCTAGGATATGGAGAGCAAGAGAAAGAGTCTCAGAAGTACCTGGCACTACACTCCATGATAACGGCTGACCCTAACCTATCAAAGATGTACCAAGCACCTAACCAGTACGCCTTAGCATCAAAGATTATGGAGCTGACAGGTATCAAAGAAGTCAGTGCCTACCTTACTAATCCTGAGAACCTACCACCTGAGCAGCCAGACCCTGCACAAGAAATGCAAATGCAAATGGCACAGAAGCAGCTTGAGATACAAGAGCGGCAAACGGCTATGGCAGAAACTAAGGCTCAAGTAGAAGCACAGATTAGTCAAATGAAGCTAGAGCTTGAGAAAGCTAAAGCTGAGAACCAACACGCTATTCAGTCTGACAACCTTGACCTTAAGGAAGAGCAGCTGAAGCACAAGAAGTTAATCGATGCAGCAGAGCTGTTACTAGCTCAACAAGCTGATGAGATTACCGCCATTGCATCACCTAACGGTTAATGCATTGATTTTTTTAAAACTAAAACCATGTTCTTAAAGGAGAGCAAAAAATATGAACGAAGAACAACTAACTTTACTTGGTAATGACGCGGAAACACTGTTAAACACAGAAGCTTTTACTAGAACAATGAACACGATGGTCGATGCTACTGTCCAGGCATTCTTAGGTTCTGCACCCGATGAGGCAGACAAAAGAACTGAAGCTTATGGACACTATCGTGCCCTGGTCGACATTATTAATACACTGCGTCAGCAGGTTGAAGTACGTGACCAAATCGATGCCAAAGTAAATGAAACTAACGATGAAGAAGAAGTAACTACTGAAGAGGAATAAGACCATGCCTAACGGTAACGTCAATAGCAATTCCATTTCTGAAGCAGCACTGACATTAGACGATGCTGCAGAAGCCATACTTGGAAATTGGGAGGACCCGGAAACGGTATCCGAAGAAGAACAAGAGGCAACAGATGAAACTACCAGTGAGACTGAAGTAGAAGAATCTGTCGAAACTGAAGATGAAACTGAAGACCTAGAAACTGATGAGGACGATGAGGACCCTGAAGAAGAGGAGTCTGAAGATACTGAAGATGACCAGGAAGAATCAGAAGAACAAGACGAAGAAGATGAAGTCGTTGCGTTTGATGATGACACCCTGGTAGAAATTAGTGTTGATGGTGAATCAAAACAGGCATCTATCAAAGACCTTAAAAGATTGTATGGTCAAGAAGCATCTTTAACTAGAAAGTCTCAAGAAACAGCATCACAGCGCAAGATGGCTGATGAGCAACTGCAAAAAGCTGATGCGTCATTACAAGCAATGATTAGCCGAGCCCAAGAACGGTTTAAGCCTTACTCAGAAGTAGACATGTTAGTAGCGTCTAAAAACATGAGTGCCGAGGATTTTACCCAACTAAGGGCAGAATCTAAACAAGCCGAAGATGACCTCAAGTTCCTAACTGAAGAGGCCGATGGTTTCTACGGATACGTTAAACAACAGCAGTCCCAAGCTATGCAAGACCAAGCGAAGGAATGTGTCAAAGTTCTTCAGAGAGAAATCCCTGACTGGAACAATAGTATGTATAACGACATTCGTCAGTACGCCATTACCAACGGTTTACCTGAAGAAGCCGTCAATCAATATGTCGATCCTAATGTAATTATGTTACTAAACAAGGCTCGCATGTTTGACCAAACTACGAAGGTAGCCACCGTGAAAAAAGCCAAAGCAGCTAAAAAGGTCCTACGAACTAAGAAGGCACCACCGTCTAAAACTGACATTAAGCGTAACCGTCAGCAGAAGAATGTGGACCGTCTACGAAGTAACAGTAATGACTTGGACAACATTGCAGATGTAATCATGTCAAATTGGGAATGATGCTTCCTAAATCTCAATTTTTTATAAAGGTAATTTACGATGACTATGTTACAAAGTTATGCCACTGTTGGACTAGCAGAAGACGTTAGCCAAACAATTGCTAATATCTCTCCTACTTCCACACCATTCCAGTCAATGATTAAGACTGAAAAAGTATCTGCACGTACATTCGAATTTCTTGAAGATTCAATTCGCGCTGCAGGAACTAACGCGCTTGTAGAAGGAGCTGACGCTGCGACTACTGCTATTGGTCAGCCTACTGTACGTTCAAACACTACCCAAATCATCGGTGAAGCATTTAAAGTTGCTGCTACAGTTGATTCAGTGAAAACTCATGGACGTGCAAAAGAGACAGCTTATGCTCTTGCCAAAACACTAAAAGCAATCAAGCTTGACGTGGAAAAGGCACTAGTGGGAGTTGACCAGGCTGCTGTTGCAGGTAGTGCAAGTGCTGCTCGTAAGATGGCTTCTGTCTCACAGCAGATTTCTACCACTGTAGATGCAGGTTCCAACTCAACTGACGCGCTTACAGAGGCCAAGTTGATTGAGCTACACCAAACCTGTTATACCAATGGTTCTGAGCCTACTGTGCTTATGATTAAACCTGCAGATGCAACTATCGTTGCCGGATTTGCTACAGCCACTGGTCGTAATCGTGAAATCGATGCTAAGACATTGGTCAATGTTATTGACGTAATACTCACGCCTTTTGGCGAGTTACGTACTATGATTAACAGAAATCAATTGTCAACTCACGCATTCTTGGTTGACCCATCCATGTTTAAGCAGTGTGTACTGCGTCCGTTTACTCGTACTTTGCTTGCGAAAAATGGCGATGCAGATACTCATTTCGTAGTGGGTGAGATTAGTAACAAGCATGTCAACTATTCCGATTCAGGAATGATTACTGGTCTGTCTTAAGTTTCATAGATAGCTAGTATTTTGTAGTACTTGCGGTGGGGCCTGGGTATCCAGGTTCCGCTCTCCTTACTGGAGCCTGGGTCTCACTGCATTTTATTTATTCAAAGGAGAAGCTATGTCTACCATAGACACAAAAACCACCATGCACGATGTGCAGACAGGAGTCCTCCGGGACAACGATGATAGAAACTTCACTATCAAGCAAACACAACACATTCCTCAGAGCTTCCTAGATACGCTTAAGAGACAAAAAGAAAGCTCCTTAGACTTCAAAGAGAAAGACTACATGACTGTTGCTTCAGTCCCTGTGTCTGTGCATGAGAAGTGGCTACGCGAAGGTTTCGACATGTTAAAGGAGCCTGCATTTAAGATAGTTGCCAAGTTAAAACAAGAGAACTTGGACGCATTTATCACAACTAAAAAGAAGGTATAACCTATGAACAAGGGTAACTTAAGAACCCATTTCAAAGCTGTCTTGAATCGCAGCGATATCACTGATGCCCTTGCAGACACCTTCATAGACCAAGGAATTGCTAGAATACAAAGGTCACTAAGAGTCCCATCAATGGAGACTCAGAACACGTATAGCTTTTCAACACTACTACACGCTATATCCAAAGTAACTCTACCTAGTAACTTTTTAGAAGCTATTGATATTTATTACGATGGTAAGAATTTAGTCCGTCTACCCATGCGTGAAATGCAGGAGCTGATTGCCGGGAATGAAACTGGAAGCCCTTTGTATTTTGCAAGAGAAGGTAGCAGTCTTTTACTACACCCGAAGCCCTCAAGTGGAACCTTAGTTCTTAACTACTACGCCTCTTTTGAAGAGATGACAACGGACTCTTCAGAAAACCTTTTAGCACAAATAGCTCCTGACTTAATTATTTACGCTGCACTTACGTATGCCTCTGATTATTACTTAGATGAGCGTTCGGCTGTGTTTGACACTAAGTACATGACTTTCATGACAGAAATCCAAGAACAAGCAAATGACC